ACAAACAGTCAGACGCAAACGAGCGTACTTTTGTTAGCTGTCTATGGTAATACTGGCGCTAAAGGTGACAAAGGTGATCAGGGTGTTCAAGGCAAAGGTATAAAAAGCATAAAGGGGCAATATTATTTATCGAGTTCAAAAATCAGTTTGGTGGGTGGAACATGGAGCGATACGCAACCAACTTGGACGGAAGGCTCTTATATTTGGACAAGAAGCTATATTGTATGGAGTGATGATACGATTACAACAACAACGCCAATATTGGCAAATGCACTAAATACGGCAAACAGTGTTGCCAACACTGCATTATCGACAGCAGACGGAAAAAATGCTGTGTTTTATCAACCAAACCAACCATCTGCTACAGGAAGAAAGACAAATGATGTTTGGTACGATACTGGAAACGAAAATGCCATGTACTACTTCGATGGGAAATTATGGGTTAAAAAGGTATTTGGTAACAACGCATTGGATAATATCTCTGCAAGTAAAATTACAACAGGCACTCTCGATGCAAAAAAGGTAACTTTGATAAACCTCGATGCTGGTAGTATTACAACAGGAACCATAACTGGTCTTGATGCGATCTTCAACCGTTCGTTTAAAGTGGACAGTCCATATTCTGATACGGACAGTTTTATCATTGAGTCAAGCTCTAACGGAGTAACTATCGCAACAAGAACAAAAGGTGTTGTCGCAAGCACAAACGACAATAGAATGTTTTTGGGAAATGAGGGACTTGATATAAGATGTGGAACTGGTCCAATGCGTATATGGGCTAACGATATACTGACAATCAGAACAGATTCAGAAGGCCAGATAAATCTGGAAGTTCAGGGACTAAATTCCCCTAATCCGCCAGTCTACGTAAAAAGTGATGCTGGTGCTTTCAAGATTTATCATGAGGGTAATTTTGGCTCATCAGCAAGCTATAAAACAGGACTCAAAATCGGTTCAATAACGCAAGGTTCAAGCGTGACTGATTTTTACGTTCCATTAGCAACAACATCTGCATCGGGCCTAATTAGTGCAGACGAAAAGAAAAAAATAAATGTTGATTATCTTCCAAAAAGTGGAGGAACAATCGACAATTCGAACGTGGATGTGTTAGGACTTAATTGCACATCAGGAACAATGAGTACACTAAGATTCTACGGTAGTGGAAAGCGACTCGGAAGTGTAGGCTTTAATGCTCAAAATTCGAGTTTGTATCGTTGGAATACATCAGGCACTGCGTACAGAATACTTGATGAGAATGATTTACCTTTAATGGCAGATAGCGGATGGGTAAACATAACATTAGGTAGCGGAATCACTGCTGTAAGCTATATTGGAGCACGTGTCAGAAAGATAGGAAACATAGTCAATGTCGTTATGGGAGTTACAGGAGCTACAGCAGCATTTCAAACGCTCGGAACTCTCACTCAAGGCTACAGACCATCGAAAGAAATTAACTTAGCAGCTAGATATTATAATTCTCCGACTACTGCAATTGCAATTGGAACAGACGGAGCAATTAAGCTTCTTCAGACTGCATCTGGTGGAAGTTCATATAATGCAAGTGGAGCAATTTCATTTTCAATCACATATTTTATTTAAGCTTAAAGGGTGTATCAGTGATGATGCACCCTATTTTTACTGCTTAAAATTTAAGTAAGAATCCTTTCTCTCACAAACAGATTGCTTTGCTTGCTGTATTGATTCTTTTAAATGCTTTAAGTCAGGCTCTATAAAAGCATCTTTTACCTCACCGCGTGCCTGCCGAATTAAAAAATTGTCGAGATATGCTTGAGCTGACGTTATACGGTCAGCAAGCGGCAATTTGTTTAATGCCGTAAGCATATCAAGTTGTGCGTGCCAATCAGACCCAGTATCACAAAAGACATTGTAATACAGACGTTTCAGATACGCAGCATCTTCGTGCTTTAGGTATTCCTGCAGAGCAGACAGTGTCTCGTTGTCTTTTTTAGGATGATAAATGCGTTCATATTTATCCGGATCATAGATAGCCATAAGACATTTTTCTACATCGGCACCACATCTATCAAACCACTCTAGCAACGCTGGGAAGTCTGGCGCACCAAGACCGTTCTCCCAGTTTTTTATTGTTCCTACGCTCTTTCCAAGTGCTTTTGCCAAATCCATTTGTGACAATCCTGCATTTTTACGCATATAAATTATAACTTTTATAAGTCGTTCAGTATCAGCTACTCGATTTCTCATGTCAAAAACCACCCTTCATATTCGTTCAAAATGTCATTTTTACAATAAATTGTACTTTGGCAAAAATAAAAAGTATAATTTATTGGCTACATCAAACAAAAGGTAAAGTCAAAGTTTTCTGGCACTTAAAAGTTTGGAAAATAGCCAAAAAACTTTGACTGAAAAAAATGTGAACAAAGTCAATACAATTGTAGTCACCAGTGCTATTATCTATACCATAGCAGAAAAAAGAAAGGAGGCTACTAATGATGACAGTTTACAACTGCAAAGCAACAGAGTCAATGGTTAATTTTGCCATTATTCATGGCAAATTACTAGACAATTTTACAACATTAGACTGCTTGGAGAGTGATTTTTGTTCAAACACCATCGAGACAAGCCGCCTGAGTGGAGTAAAGGATGAAATACCAATCGCTGTTGCAAAGGATAGAATCGGTGCTTTAAAGCGCCAGGATGAAGTGACAGTGATTGGAGAGTGGCGAAGCAAGAATTATTACACCATTGATGGCAAGAGACATGTACAGCAGTACTTTTTAGTTCGTGAAATCAAAGCGGAAAGTGGGGAACATCGAAACCAAATTACATTGACTGGGTATTTATGCAGCAAACCGATATATCGCACAACACCATTAAAAAAGGAGTTATGTGAGCTTATAGTTGCTGTAAATCGTTCATATGGCAAGAGCGATTATTTGCATTGTATTGCTTGGAATCAACTTGCTCGAAAAGCATCAAATTTAAAGGTCGGGGACAAAATTAGGCTGTCTGGAAGAATCCAGAGCAGAACTTACATCAAAAGAGAGCATGAAACAGAAACAGTTAAAGTTGCACACGAAATTTCTGTGGATGCAATTGCAAAGGAGAGGTGATTATATGTGTGATGTAGTTAGACGTTTTTTAGATAGTATCGTGGAATTAAAAGGCAATGAATATGTAAAAAGAGCGATTACATATATATCTACTTTTATTCCGGAAGGAAAACGTAACGAAATGGAATTGCTTGATTTCTTATATCAGTTAACAAGCAGAGACGATGTAAAGGAATATCGCTGTGAGCTGATCGCACAGGCAATGACGAGAGAATAGAGGAAAGAGAGGGCAATGAATGGCAGAAAGCAGAACTGAAAAGGAGATTGAAAAAGATGCTGAAGAAGCAACGATATGGTGTTATAAGAAAAAAATCAGAGAGATCTTGAGGAATGAGGAAAGACTAAGCACACTCAAAGTTGTCTATTATATCTTGACAAAATAAAAAGAGGGCATCCAGTAATGGGTGTCCTCTTAATGTTTTACTGGGCTGAAACAATTTTATCATTCTGCTCTAAGATATCAGATGCATCTTTCCATGCATAGTTAATCTGGATTGTGCTTGGAGCGGCAGCATCCTTACCATAATCGCAAGAGTGGATTGATAAGATGCAGGTCTTTGTTTCCCAAATAGTAAAATGACCATCATAGAGATTAAATATAAATGAGTCGCCTTTAGTTGAGAAAGAATCTTCGTCATAATCCTGTGAAGGTTCGCCATAAGTAGCTGTTAATTGCTCTTTTAAATCATTTGCCATTGGGCTAACATCATTTGTATTAAATTCATATGTAACACCGTACAGCATAGCATTTGCTACATTATAATCAATTACACCATCTGCCGAAGGGCAAACAAAATACGCATACACAGAAGATGTTGTATATCCAAAGGCTGGTTGCTGATAATTTGAAGCGAAAGCACTTGCCATGAAACCAGTCGAATCATAATCAACACCAGTAATTCCACCATAGATAATATCATCAACTGAATAGACAGGAAGTGCCTGATCTATAGATGCTTGAAGATTAAGTTCTGGTGCTAAGCTCTGCACACTTGCAAAATTTGTTCCCCACGGAATATCCTTGAATAGGATATCACCGTCTGGGAGTTCTGCCTCAGTTTCTGCCTCAGAACTCTCTTCCTCATCACCCTCAAACAATTCATTATATAGTTTAAGAAGATCGTTGTAGTTTTTGAGCAATTCGTTACGCTTTGCTTCATAATCAATAGAAGTTTCCGTTTCTGTCTCCACTTCGCTTTCTGCAAATACTGGCACTGCTTGCAATGCCATACAACTACACAGTACAGCTACAAATTTCTTTTTCATGTCCTTTTCTTCCTTTCTTTTTGCGCTTGTGTTGCACTATGTAAATAGTATAAACAGGTTTTCACAAAATAGCAACTAGAAATTCACCTTGCATACAAAACAAATGGGTATCCGCATTGCGGATACCCACTGCCTAGTTAATTAGTTTTGTTTGTTACTGGTGTCTGGTGGAAAGATGATGTCTTTTCCTGCAAGAAGAGTATCAAGCACTTGTTCCAATTTCTCCCAGTCTGAATCCTTCATTTGCGCAAGATAAAGGATTAAACGCTTTTTGAAATTTTCATCACCTGCTATTGCAAGTGTGCCAAGAAATGATCCAATCTCCTCTGATGGTGTAATATTCTTGAGCATATCACCTTCTCCAGTGCGGAGCCATTGTTCGCTTACGCTAAATCTGTTGCAAATCATAAAAATCGTTCTGTCAGCTGGAGTATTGATACCGCGCTCTAGTAGACTAACTGAACCTTTTTTTATTCCAATAGCTTCTCCAAATTTCTCTAAGGTGTAGCCTCGACTTTTTCGCACCATTGCTATTCTCTCACCTATTGTAGTTTCCATCTTATCACCTCCTTCCACTATTATTATAGCAAGTATTGTTTACTAAGTCAACAAAAAAGTTTACTAAGCAATCAAAAAACTATTGACAAAGTATTCTTAATAAACTATACTGTAAGTGTAACAAACAAACGGACATTGAAAATTAAACAGAAAGGAGCCAAAGCATGGAACTTTTGAGAATTAACTACGAGTCAGAGCAGCCTACTGTGTCGGCAAGAGAGTTGCATGAGAGATTAGGAATTGGCACGCAGTATACTAAGTGGTTTGACCGCATGTGCGAGTATGGCTTTTCTGAGAATGTAGACTACAGAGCTATTAGTCAAAAAAGACTAACAGCTCAAGGAAATGAAACAACTTACACAGAACATCAAATCTCCATCGACATGGCGAAGCAAATTTGTATGATTCAGCGTACCGACAAGGGCAAGCAGTACCGCCAGTACTTCATTGATCTCGAAAAGGCATGGAACACACCAGAACAGGTGATGGCGCGAGCCTTAAAGATTGCCAATAACGAGATTGATAGGCTCAAGGCAGATAACAAGGTACTAATTGCAGACACAGAGCGCATGAAGCCTAAAGAAATCTTTGCGGATGCAGTGGAGTCTAGCAGGACCTCAATCCTGATTGGAGACATGGCTAAACTGATTTGTCAGAATGGTCATGAGATCGGGCAAAACAGACTCTTTGAGTGGATGCGTCAAAATGACTACCTAATTAAATGTGGCGGTAGTAAAAACATGCCGACACAGAAGGCGATGGAACAGAAACTCTTTGAAGTTAAAGAACGTACCGTTGTGAATCCGGACGGAAGCGTCAGAATCACAAGAACAACACTTGTAACTGGTAAAGGGCAAATCCATTTTATCAACAAGTTCGCCAAGATGAAGGCAGAAATGATAGCAGAAGTTACATAAGAAAGAAAGGAACAAACAATGGATATCAATAAGTTTGTAGTACTTAAAGATTGCATGTACTACGAGGGAATGCATAAGTATTACATATTCCAGTTTGATAGTACATACACACTACTTGCTGACACAAACAGAGCAATCTTGTACAGAGCAGAAAGCTTTGCTGACATGATTAGCTATATCGAAAGAATGGAAACATGTAGAAAGGAGGTGCAGGCGTGATGACAGATAAAGAGGAAAAGCCTAAGACAACAACATACCGTTTTTTGACAGAGCAGAAAAAGCGCACTTTGAAGAAGCTGAGTGAAGTGACAAATAGCTGCTCCAGCATCCAGAATAACTATTTGCTCGGCTTGATAGAGAACATGGCCACAACAACATCGTAAGCAAAAAAAGAAATGTTGCAAATATAAATTAAGAGAGGTGATAAAAGATGTTCTGGATGACTAAAAAGATGCCAGATAAGACCGCAGGCTATCTGCTGTGCACAATCAGATGGGGTGAGACTAGACTTACCCATGAGTATTATTGGGGACCAGACCCAAAGGGCAGATTTAGATGGTGGGTTTCGAAAGAAGCTTGCCAGGCGAATTTGCCAGACGGCGGATTTGAAGATTCTGGTTATGAAATTGTGGCTTGGGCTAGAATGCCTGAGCCATATAGAAAGGAAATGTATGAATCTAAGAGAAATATTGCCGCATTTGAGCGGAGAAATGAGCAGAGACGTAGAATTGCTGAAAGAAACGGCAAAGAAGGGCGACACCGTTGCGCTGAATGTAAAAATGCCAGACGGAACGCCGGTAACGGTCAATGCGGTAATTAAAGCGAAGTACCCACATGTGGTACATATGCAGTATCAAACCGCAAAGGGATATGTAGTAAACACATCATTTGCTTGGAAGAAGCTGTTAATGATAATGCTAAATCCAAACAGTATTGAAGATAATGAAGAAGGAGAGTGATCAACAATTTTTATTTACCATGGGGAAAGCAAAAAGCAATTGCTTGAAACAGCAACACGGTTGCTTCCATGTTTAACGGAAGAGCAGCTTGCCTACATCATTGGAATGGAGCAGGCAGAGGAATATAAAGAAAAGGAAGGAGCGAAAGAAAATGATAAATCTGTACTTTGATGCAGAGTTTACAGGGTTTCATAAAGACACAACCCTAATAAGTATCGGAATTGTATCCGCAAGCGGTGAATCCTTTTACGCAGAACTTAATGATTTTGCAGACTATCAGATCACACCTTGGATTGAGGAAAACGTATTGTCAAATACAGTGGTAAAGAGTGAGAACAAAGAACTTGCAGAGTTACTAGACAAGGAAAACACCATATTTGTGGTTGGTAGCAAATATGAGGTACGAGAATCACTTCTTGAATGGCTTAAACATTTTGAGAGTGATATTCAGTTCGTGTCAGATGTATCTCATTACGATTTCGTTTTACTGGTTGATCTTCTGGCAAGTTCCGCATTAGAGCTTCCTGATTACATATCAGCAAGTTGCCACGACATCAATCAGGATATTGCAAGAGTGCTAAGAATTTCTGACAAGGAAGCTTTCGATTTGTCACGTGAAGAACTTTTAACAAAGCTGGGAAAGCCACTTCCCAAAGGGGTAAAACACAATGCATTGTATGATGCCAAGATCATTCAGGCGATTTATCGCCAACTCCAATAAACTTATGAAGCTAACAGAGGAGCAGCGGTTAGAGCTGATTGGACATATTTACAGAAGGGTGAATGCAATAGCACCAAGGTCTGGAAGGACGGCAACAGAAATTAAAAGAGCTAGGCAGAAAGCCATGAAAGGGTTGATACAGAGCTTTTCAGATGAATTTGGTGTGAGAGTAGAACACTTATGGAAACAAAATGAAACATTGAAATTTAGAGGATGCAGCTTATATGACTTGCACGAGTTCATAGATTGCTACAATCCACCAGAGAAGAAAAGAAAGGAGAGAGCAAATGGTTGTAGTGAACAGCGGAGAAAGTTACCTCGGCGCAGAGATCCGCGAATGGTGCAGCCGCTGCAAGGAGCAGGATGCGGTAATGGTAAATACAAAGTATTACAGCGGTTTCAGAGAGCCGAATGATGGAGCGTTCTACTTTGTTGAGAAAGATGGAGAAAACATTTCGAAATATAGAGTTGTGCGTGATTTAGTCAAGTCACCGCGGCTGTAGAAAGGAGACAGATGAGTAAAGAACTTGAAGCTGCAAGAGCATTGGTAAAAATGCTTGAAGAAAGAGAGCAGAGTAACAAGGTTGAATTGGCTAGCTTAATGCCTGGAGAGACATTCCTTGTCGGAGAAAGGGAATGCATTGTTCTTGAACAATGTGAAGGAATAACCAAAGTTATCACAAAGGGCTATCTAGCGAAAGTGAGAAGATTTGCATATGACACAGCAGATTACAAGGCATCCGAGTTAAAAAATTATATTGAGGGTGAAATCCAACCGGCTATTGAATCCGAAATCGGAGCCGAGAATCTTGTAGAACATTGCGTAAATCTAACAACTGTAAACGGTCAGGATGACTACGGAGCGCTTACCTGTAAAGTAAGACCGCTGACCTTTGGTGAGGTTAGAGCGTATATCAATTTGCTTGTTAACAAAAAGTTGAGTAGACAGTGGTGGACTTGTACAGCATGGAGCGGTCTGCATTGTGACTACAATAATTCTATAGCAGTTGTTCGCCCATCTGGCTATGTCAACAGCAGCTACTGCTGTGAAGGCAATAATGTTCGCCCGGCTTTTATCCTAAAATCCAACATCTTTGTATCGAAAGGAAAATAAATGGCTGAATTGACATTAGAAGAACTGCAACAACAGTTCAATGATCTAAAGAAAAGAGTAAATATTTTAGAAGGTAATTCAAAAAGAAAAATTGATGTTGAGCCTAAAGCAGGCAATCAGTTCGAACTTGCAGGGCTAAAATGGAAAATCATTGATGTTCTTGATTTGGGTTGCATGTGCCTTGCAGAAAAATCAGAGTTGATGAGATTTGATCCAGACATAAATGACTGGAGAATCAGTGAACTACGTCAGCATCTGAATAGTGATCTCCTTGAAAAAATAGAAAATGAAATTGGAGAGGAGAATGTTATTGGGTTTGAGAGGGATTTACTGTCTGTTGATGGACAGAATCAATACAGAGCATGTAAAGACAAGGTTTCGCTGCTTACTCTTGACGAGTACAGAAAATACAGAAGCCTGATCCCAAACGAAGAGTATTACTGGTGGTTACTTACTCCATGGAGTACGCCGCACAACGGATATTATAAATGGATGGCCGTTGCTGTTCCATCCGGCAACGTCGTCTACGGCGTTTGCCGCAACAGCTTCGGCGTTCGTCCAGTTTGTATCTTTTCTCCATCAATATTTGCAAAAGAAATCAAACAGTAAAAATTATTAAAAGGAGAAAGCTAATGAGCAATTATGTAAAAGCCCGATACGAGGGCAGTAAAAGAAGCTATTGCTTTGCAGCAGAGGAAGATTTAAAGCCTGGAGACGAAGCAGTAACTTCAAACGGCACAAAAGTCACAGTAGTAGATGAACCAGTAGACCTTTCATGGATAGAAGCCTATGGAAGAAGTAATATCAAGACACTTAAAAAAGTGCCAGAAAAAAATAAAATTGAACAAGGAGAATAATTATGAGTGAGAGATTTGAGATGTGTGCTGGAGAACGTATAGGAATGATTGTTATTAAAGACAATCAAACCAAAGAAGCGGGATTGGGATTTTTCAAAAGTAGAGATGATCTTAGTTTTTTGGAAGCACTCAGAGACGCTGCGCAGGAATTACTAGATGTATTAAAGGCTGACAAGAATAATGACACAGACAGTGCAGAGGGCACAGAGCCAGAGCAGGAAGAGAAAAAACAGCCAGTTCCTTACAATGGCACAGTAGAAGTTGTAAAAGGTGATGACAAGCTTTTCCCAATAGGGTTGAAGTTTAAAGTGGTACAAGGCAAAATATCATATTTTTCAGGCGATTTAGCAAAAGACGCTGTCGCACTCGTGATGTTTGGCAGTTTTACACTTAAATCATTTGAGGAATTGAGCGAGTTATTGAACAAGATACATATCAAGGTTAAGGAAGTCAAGGAGGACAAGGAATAATGGCAGATACAGCAATTGTAGAGAGTGGAAAGCAGGCTGTGCAGCAGTCAACAAAGAGAGTAACTGACTATAGTCTTGGGATTTTCGGAACAAGCGATAATTTCATTATGGCTATGCAGATGGCAAAGGCACTGGCAAGCTCAACGATTGTTCCACAGACATTTCAAAAGAATGAAGCAAATTGCTTGATCGCCATTGAACAGGCTCAGCGATTACGAGTAAGTCCAATGATGGTTATGCAGAATTTACACGTAATTCAGGGTAGACCGTCTTGGAGTTCAAAGTTCTTGATCGCTGCGATTAACAATTCTGGAAAATTCGATATGGAATTACAATTTGAAGAGACACAGGATAAGGATGGAAAGCCGTTTTCTTGTACGGCATGGACAACAAAAAACGGAAGAAAAGTCAACGGAATGACCGTTGACATGGATATAGCAAAAGAAGAAGGCTGGTTGAGCAAAAATGGTAGCAAGTGGAAAACAATGCCACAGCTAATGCTGAGATACAGAGCAGCTTCGTTCTTCTCTAGCCTTAACTGTCCAGAATTGACCATGGGTCTGTACACAAGAGAAGAAATGCAGGACGACGATTTTAAGGAATATCCAATAGAGAACATGCAGGAGCAGGTACAGCAGGAAATTGCAGAAAACGCAAATTCACAGGTATTTGAAGAACCAAATGAGCAGAATAAGGAAGCAAACAAAGATGCTTTGCCACCTTTTATGTCTGCCTGATCGGGAGATAGCCTATGGATGAAATCAAATGGAGAATAGAAGGGATTTTCAAAGCCAACGCTGCAAAGTGCCTGGACGAAATCGGAAGAGATACAGAGATAACGCCAGAACAAGTACTTGAGAAAGCGAGAGACGAACAGTCAGAGCTTCATAAGTGCTTTGAATGGAACGATAGCATAGCGGCGGAGAAATATCGCTTGCAGCAGGCAAGACAGCTTATTCAGTTCTTTGTAGTTGTCCCAAAGCAGGACAACAAACCACCTATTAGGCACTTCCAGATCACAAGCCAGAGAAATGTGTATATGCCAACAACGCATTTTACAACACAACCTGACGAGTATCGGAAGTTGCTGCAGAGGGCTTACGCAGAGCTGAGAAGTTTTCAAAATCGGTATAAGTCACTTTCTGAGTTAGAGAGTGTCTTTGAAGAAATCGACAAGATAGCTGTTTAAACAGTTTCAATGCTTAATTCGAGTGTTCTGTGGATGGTGTAACGGTATGCACCATCTGAGAAAAGAAATGGCTCATATGTCAAAAACATAACAGCACAGGACAGAACATAACACGACACAACAACACAAAACATTGCATCATTCACAGAGCATTCGAGTTAAGCAAATTTTATGAGCTAGCACGAGGCAGCAAGTAAGCCTCAATTATATAACAAAAAGTGATATGACAGGACAGAACACAACAATACACTACACTACAAAACAGATTATTTGTTGCTTTATGCTAGCCCATAAGTCAGGGCAGAACAGAATACAACAGAACAAAGCAAAACAGTACAAGACAGAATAATAAAAGACAGAATAGTACATAACACGACGCAAAAGGTATCCATTCTATATGTGGCATAAGCAATATGTCATAACAAAGTACAGGATAGTTTAAAACATCACAGAATACAACAATATACATAATTATGCATAGTTTATGCTATGTACCGAGTGGATACCAACAAAACAAACTGGTAGCATTTGCAGGCAGCATGAGTTGCCTATCGCAGGATAGAACAGTACAGCATAGAACAATACAATACAACACACAACATCACATTTCATGTTGTCTGCAAGTGTTACCAGAACACTTAAAACTTTCACTCGAGATGCGGCATGAGCCGCAGAAAATAGCACATGACAGTACAGCATACCACACAGCAGCACAAAATAGCACATAACATTGCATCACAACGTTCATGACGCGCCTCGAGCGGAAGCTTAGACCAAAACAAAAAGGAGAAAACAAATTATGACAAAGAAGGAAGAAACACAGGTTATCGAATTAAAGCCGTTAAGCATCAAGCAGGCAAGAATTACTATTGCAGGCGATGGGGATTTGGTGCTTAACAAAATGAATGATTGTAGCGCCAGGAAGCTTACTGACGAGAGAAAGAACAAGGCTAAGGACACAGCAGCTACAAATGTATGGGAAGAAGTGATCACCGCCATGCACTGGTATGGCGGAAAGCCTACAGACTTCACAGAGGAAGGTTTGAGAGAAGCACTGACCAACAATGCACCGTGCATTACGGCATTTGGCTTGAAAAAGTCGTTTGGACAGGCTGTTGTACAGAACAAGATTGATACTTACGCAACTAAGTTCAATGCCGCTGTAAATGTCATTGCGAAGGGCAATCTGGTTCCAATCAAGTTTGCAGAGCATTTTATTGACGAAAAGCTTATGTCGCCAAAGAAGGGCGCTCCGGTACTTGTACGACTGAATAGATTCAGCGGATGGAGTGCAACATTCACCATTCAGTATACAGAGAATGCGTATTCCTTGGAACAGATATTAAATATTATTCGTCTTGCAGGTTTTGGAAACGGAATTGGAAGCAGAAGAACAAGTGGTTACGGTCGTTACCACATTGAAAGCGTTGAGGGATAAATGACATAGAACTTGAGAGAGGAGTTTTTGGATGATTCTAACATGCTTAGCCAGCGGCAGTTCTGGTAATTGCTATGTTTTAAAGGATAACAAAGGCAAGATGCTTCTTCTTGATGCAGGAATCCCAATCATGAAGATCAAAAAGGGATGCGATTGGAAGGTATCTGATATTGTTGGATGCGTTGTAACCCATAAACACGGAGATCACTCGGAAGCAGTCAGTGATCTGGAAGAAATGGGAATCCCAGTCTACAAACCTTATGAAGATAACTCCTATATCGGTGGCTATGGTGAATTTAGAATTGTATCAGTTCCAATGAATGATGTGCATGGACACTTCAAACATACCGATGCAGACGGTACAGAGTGTCCGTGCTATGGATTCATCATCGAGCATCCAGAGATGGGGCGAATGCTCTACATTACTGATGCAGAGTTTGTAAGGTGGCGATTTAAGGATATTGACCACATGTTGGTGTCTTGCAATTACCAAAAGAAGTACATTTCAGAGGATGTCACTGGTAAACGATTGCATGTCATTAAGGGGCATATGGAGTTAGAAACGTGTGCAGGCTTCATAGAAGCTAACACAACAAACGCACTCCAGAACGTCATTATTTGCCATTTAAGCGCAAATAACGCAGTGCCGGAAGAAATTGTTACAAGAATAAAAGAAGTCGCAGGAATGGCAAATGTGGACGTTGCAGAAGCAGGTAAGACCTGGCAATTGTTTAATTACGAAACATGTCCGTTCCTGTAAGAAAGGAAAAAGCAAATGAGCAATAAAGAAGCAGCAAAGATATTAAAAAAGAGCCTTGATGCTTGCACTAAAGCAATTGAACAAGCCTTAAAGGAAAAGAATTACAAGGCAGTTGAAAAGTCAATGAGAACCGCATTTGCATTCATGAAGGGACATCGTGCTCTTAAAAAGCAGATTCCACAAAAGCCAGTTATCCGATTAGGTGAGGGATGTGACTGTCCTGTTTGTGGAAGCATCATCAATGAATGCGCTGATTCCTATTGTTCAAATTGTGGACAGCGAATTGATTGGGAGGAATGATAAATGTCTATTGCAAAAAGTGATGAAATCAAAAACCTTTTGGTTAGCAATAGTGAATTGATGGTTACGACAGCATATCCACATACCTATTGCCGTGTAGTACCCCTACAAACGGCATGTGAAATAGTCAACAACATTCTCGAAAACAGAGACATGCATAAAACAATTGCAGAAGAACCAGTCATCTGTGCATCAAACGAAAATGTATACGAATGGTATTGCCCGACATGTGGCACACGGTATGAATCAGAAGCAGGAGTTTGCGTACACTGTCCGTACTGCGGACAGAAGATAGATTGGAGCAATTATGATTCTGAATGAAATTTTAAAGCTTATGAAATGCTTTCCAGGTAGCAGTATCAATAGCGACGCATACTTGCTATTAAACAAACAGCGTTCTGGTTTTTCCATAGCTGATATTGAGAGTGAAGAAGATCTTAAATGTAAATTGCTGGAATATGTGTCAAGGGACGCTTGCAAAACAATGGTTTATCAGCAACACATAAGGAACGTAAGATTCTGGAATAGAACCCGAAAGGGTATAAACCAGTATTTGCAGACGAATTTCTCTGATGATGACATGCTTGATATATACCAGTACTTAGGCAACGGTATCAGGCACAAGCTCACCAAAGAATTTGTGCAGGGTGGATATGATCTAAAACTGATAAAGGAGGTACAAGATGGATGAGATTAAGATCGGAACTCCTGTCTATCACGTAGAGGAATACCGATTAAGCAACTATGAGTTAAAGCAAAAAGGATTCGAAGGGTTCGACAACTACGGACTTGAAGTTGTTGAATCGGTTGTTATAGCCGTGACAGGCACACATTTTGATACGATAACTAAAAAACGTGACATCGGAAGCAATACGAATAATATACATCATTGGGAGAGATTAGCGCTTGGAAGGTCAGTATTTCTGAGTAAAGAAGAAGCTGCGGAAGAAGCTGATAACCGTGCGCATAATATCCAGTTAGGATATCACTGTTCAAAGTTTAGTCAGCGCCCAATGTATAAGAATTGGCTACATTGGCAAGATGCAGCTAAGGCAAAGGCACCTAAAAAGCAAACAGGTCATAGATCAAACTTTGTTGCGAAAAAAACCACACTTCCAGAGGAACTTTACATTGCCTGGAGGGACGGAAAGTTAACCGGACCAGAAGGTGCAAAGAAGATAGGTGTTTGCGTTACAACTTTTGAAAGGTACGCGAGAGAAGAGCTTGCGAAGAGAGGTGATAGGCATACCGTCAAAACTGGCAATAAAGTGCCACCAAAGCCTTTGCCGCCAATGTTTGATGATTGTTTTGAACAATGGAAGCTCGGATTACTCTCAGACGAAAAGGCAGCTAGACAATGTGGGATGTCGCATACAACATTTCGCAAGTATGCAAATATCCGTCTGAAAGAGATTGGAGAGCAGAGGAAGGGAATCCAGAGAGGAGTGATTCTTCCACCAAACTTCACAGACGTATATCTTGAATGGGAACAGGGCTGTATTGGATGCAGTGAAGCTGCAAAGAAATGCGGTCTTGAATATTACACATTCAGATACTATGCAGAGAAAAGGTACAACGAAAGAATAGATGCAGGAGTGTTCCAGTATTAGAAGAGAGGGGCTTAATGAAAATTTATAAAAACATGTGCGCAAGTCGTCCTTACTATTTTGTAAGAACTGGCTCAAAAACCAAATCATACAAAAACGAGTCGCCTACAAGTACTGGATATATTATACAGCTTTGGGGTGGGAAATGGATATGTGAAAAGGGTGAAGTTTACGATGCTTCAATTAAGAACGACTTTATTTGTGTTGTAGATAATAAAGAATCTGCAAATGATTTTATTGATAATGCAATTATCAATGCAGTCTTGAATTTGATCCCTAGAGTAAGAAAGAGGGATAAGGATGAGGGCTTAAAAGCAGCACAGCGTTGCATCTTGACATGGCTTAACTGTAACCCAGACAAGCTACCACAATTAAAAAGTATTATCATGCCAGAAGATTTTTCTACTTCTCCTTATCAAGAGGTCGCTAGCGTTATGTATCGCCAGATTGAGTATTGGGGACATGTTGTTCCAGAACTTCTTATTACGCATTTTGATAAAAGCGAATATCAGGAATTTGAAAAAATCTTTGATGCAGAATTGCTTCAAGATGAGTCGGGATCACACAAAACAAGAGGAATACGTGAATGTGTGATCCGCTTAAAGCGTCACAGCCTGCAAAAGGAAGCCGAAACGACAGATGATATCAAACGTCTTCAAGAAGTGATGGAACAGCTAAAAGGACTGGATCACTTGAATATATCTTTTTAGGAGAATAAAACATGAAGAAAAATCAGCAAGTCTTACTGGCTAAAAAGCTTATTTTTTTATCAGGCCATGACAGAAAAAGAGAAAAAAAGATTTTCTTGAATCTATACAAACAATGTTTAAACCGAAGATTAAGGAAATAAGACCAGAGGAAGAACTTATGTACACCCTTACAAGGCAGAGGGAACTAGGCAGAAGAAAGAAAAGAATCAAACTTTAAAGAAAAGAGGTGTTCCAGTTCTGATCAATATGCTTTTAGGCGTAAAAATCAAAGAAGAAAGGAAGACGTGAAAATGAAACAGAAGGAGCTGAGAAAGAAGTACATGCAGATCATTAAAACTGAGGTATATCCGTGTAGCAGAGAAATGCAGGAGTTTTCAAAAAGAAGATGTGGCTACATTGTAGAGCTTACAGACGGTAAGATCATCAGATTATACAAGCCAAGAAAGCATGTTCCGTATGATTTCACTGAGATTATGGACAAAATTACCAGATTAACGTTGTGCCTTGAAGGCTTCTACGGGTGCAAGACATTTGTGCAGTATTTCGCATCATCAGATGATTGTGATCTGGTGCAAGAAGTTACATATTCTGGTGTAGAGCCAGAGTGGATGAAAGAAAAGGCAGCCAGAGGGCAGGAAAGAAATAGCGAAGATATCCAGAGGATGATTGATGGCTATAAGTATCTGCTGATGAAATACAAGGTTGGAGGTAAGAAATGAAAGTAACTAACATTTTACACGAAATTGCAGAAGTAGTGCTGATTGAAGAGAGCAAAAATAATTTCCCACCAACGATTACAGAAACGTTGAAATTAGGCAATCTTCTTGCCTACACCAACTTAATCAAAATATACACGTTGACTGATGCACTTGTTTTTACTAGCACTAACATTGATTGTAACGGACAGCCTTATATTAGTGGCATAGAGTCTATCACTATCGGAAATTTTAAAATTTATGATAATGGAGAATTGCAAAAAGACCAATTCGAAGCAGCTCTTGAAATGTTTAATGGCTATGAAATTTAATTAAATTACAGCTTTGCACAGATTACCTGATGGGTATGCAGGTTCGATTGCTGCACGGAGTGGATATTTTCATTTTGGAAACCACCTTAAAAAGATAAAGCCAGAGATTATGCTGAAAAGCATATCAAATAAATTTAGGAGGTTCAGTATGAACAAAGTAATTCTAATCGGAAGATTAACCAAAGACCCAGAAGTGCGTTATACACAGGGTCAGGAGACAATGGCGGTAGCCAGATATACACTGGCTGTAGACAGAAACCGTAAGCAGGATAACGGTCAGAATGCAGACTTCATTAACTGCATCAGTTTCAAAAAGAATGCAGAGCTTGCAGAGAAATTTCTGCACAAAGGAACAAAGATTGCTGTTACCGGACGCATCCAGACAGGTAGCTACACAAATAAGGATGGACAGAAGGTGTATACAACGGATGTAGTTGTGGATGAGCAGGAGTTTGTGGAAAGCAAGAAGAATACGCAGCCAGCTCCGGAACCGGCACCTGCAGGCGGATATGAAGGGTTTATGAATATTCCAGATAATGTGGAAGATGAAGGACTGCCGTTTAACTAAAAAGAAGGGAGAGGTTTGAGATGATTATTGTAAGGCAGGATAGAAATGCTTTTTACAACTGGGACAATGTAGTTGACATTTACATTAACGGACTTTCAAAAACAGAAATATTATTAAAACACGTTAAAGGCTCAAACGCGTCGACTGATTACCCAATTGGCAAATATAAGAACACAGAAAATGCCGGGGCTGCATTCGAGAAACTTATAGAGAACATTTTAGAAAAGGCTCCATATGCCGTTGTGCCAACCGATGAAGAAATTGAGAACAGTATTCACCAGGAGGACAGAAATAGCAATTGAAAAAATATTTAAAAGAAATAAAAGAAGAAGCTACACTTTGCCAAAAGTACATAGATGAGTGCAATATATTTGTACCTAAAAGTGAGTACGAAAAACTTGCCTTGAAGATTGCTTCTAGCTGTGAACAGACTTTATCGGCACTTGCGGATGAAATCAAGAAAGACAGATGGATTTCCACTGAAGAAGCAATGCCAGAAGAACACGACAGTATATTTGCAAAGTTCAAAGGGACTGACAAGTGGTGCAATTCGTTTTGGGAAAAAAATTCGAACACCGTTTTAGTAGTACTAGTCAATAATCATGATGAAGATAATTTTGTAGTTGGAACAGGCAAAACCATTAACGGTGAGTGGGCGACAGTACCAATGCTACTTAAAGACAGAATGTATGTTGCTTACTGGATGCCGTTTCCAAAATTTGAACCGAAGGAGGCTAATGAGGTATAAAAATGTCAATGGTATCAAGTTATGCATTAAAGGATAAGAAGTGCATTTCGGTAAATATTTATAGCACTGACGCAGCTGTAATTCTTCGTGACTTCCTTATCAGGGTGGCTAGCAGCAGGTTGGAAAAAGGAAAATTCAGTGAAGCAGAAGTGGCACTCCACGATGCAAACGAGCTTACAGCAGCCATGGAAGAAGCCTTTGAGAAAAAATCCAATGGATAAAGAAGGATGGTGCAGACCTAAAGTATGGCGCCAGTATGTATTTGGTGGTGATCAATGCTGGATAAGCTGCTTACCACAGCAAAAATGGCAGTTTAAACGCAAGGAAGAAGGTGAAGTTACCATTTTTAGTGAAAAACGGCACATTTTGCTCCGGGTCGCAGCAGAAGATTTTGAGCAGCACTGGAAGGAGGTGTAAACGATGAATAAACGGCAGAGAAAGAAACAGTTCAAGAAGATTCACGGCATGAATCCAAGGGATTATTTCATGAAAAGCGAAAATGTTTCGAATACAGTTATAGCTTTCGTTAATTCAAGTAAAATGATCAGACTGTTATGCAAAAAAAGATGGCAAAACTTGGGAAATTTGTAGAGAGTGGTGGGGACAGTCAAATGAATAAAAGGCAGAAAAAGAAGCGATTCAAGAAACTTTATGGTATGAATCCAAAGCAGTATCAACAAGCTGTGCAACTGGTATCGCTTGAAGAACCATCGAAAAAAATTATGGATTCAGAAACAACTACATTTGCAGATTTGGGGAGTTGCCTTGAAAGAATTAAAGATGGACTGCAAAAATCAGTTTCTGCTTTAGGAAAGTTGAGTTGTGAAGCATTCTGCTTTTGCTTAGAAGAACTTGGAAGGGAGCTAAAAAAACGAAGACAAAAATGAAGTTTGAACGAATCAGAAGTGTAGATTATTATTGCTGCCCAGCTTGTGGAATGGCCTTTACGGATAGAAAGGAGGCAGAAAGACATTTTCGATACGATCATCAAATAGAGATTTGTAAAGTAATCCGTTGCAATATTTGCGGTACTGGTTGGGATGCAAAAGTATATGGTGAGCAAGAAGCTAGAAGGAGAGCAGATCAGTGCTACCAGAGCCATATTGATTCTGGCAACGCGGATCAGATAGCGGCACAATCATATTTTGCTTCAAATGGTCGTATTGGATATGTAAAAAAGCACGGAAGGAGGATGTGAGGAAGAATGATTTTTGTATTTGAAAAAGATAAAAGAGAAATTCATTGCTATAGTGAAGTCGATTGTCTATATCTAATTGGAAATAAAGTGCACATTTGTGATGTGGTTGAAGAATACAGTTCGGAAGAAATGGCAAACAAAGCATTTCGCACCATTCGTTTTCGAATTGGTTGGGGATATGAAATTGCCCGTAGTGAAGGATCAGTTGCAGTTCACATGCCTACAGAATACGAACTGAATAACGAGAAAAAACAGTTTGAAAATCCGCTGTATACAATTGCAGTATACCGCATTCCACGTGATGAGGAATCTTTTCGAAAATATCTAAAAAACCTCTTTGATGATATCCTAACAGAAGTGGATTACATTATACAGGGTGATACCGTAGAGGATTTAGAAAAAGAGTTGAAAGATAAGCCTATATGGGATGGGAGTTTTTACACTCTTTTCGAAAATTTACGCTATGAAGACATTGCGAGCGGGAAATTTCACTTTGGAGAAATTAAGAAAGAAATTGAAAGATTTGAAAGGAAAAAGAAAAGAACATATTGCAAGTGGGAACAAGAGAAAGATGTATTTCATATCAAAACCAATTGCAGTAGCGATGCTATATCTATCGGGACTGATTTGTTGAGCAAAATCAAGTACTGTCCATGCTGTGGCAGAAAGATTAAGTTTATAGGAGAAGATCAATGAAAAATAGTCATGACGATGCAAAACTAAATAGTTTAATGGGAAAAAATGTAAGGGTGACATTTTTTGAAGGTACACAGTCAGTTGGAAAGCTTGAACGCGATTTTGATGGGAAATACAGAGTCGATAACTGGAGATTTCGTAAGAGCCATATCAAGAAAATAGAGGTTCTTGATGAATAAATACAGCAACATTGCAAAGACAAAAGCCATAGAGCAGGAGAACAAAAAGCGACTGCTGAAAATCAATCCCCAGCTGAACGATGAAAGCGGAATCTACATTTTGACCAGAAAGGATGAGAACGGTTTCCAGTTTGCGTATGTCGGGCAAGCCATGCACATACTTAGCAGGTTAGCTAGCCATATGGTTGGCTACAAACAGCACATAGACCTAAGCCTGAGAAAACACAAACTGTACTCGGAAAGTAATCCTTATGGATGGAAAGTTGAACACATGAATGTTCCTCTTGATCAGCTCGATGAACAGGAAAAGTATTACATCAGATTTTATGCAGAAAATGGCTATCAGCTTCGGAATGTTAGCCTGGGCGGACAAGGTGAAAATCGTTCAAGCGGATCTATAGGAGACAGAAAGCAGCCCAAAACCTATTTGGAGGGCATACAGCAAGGTAAGAAATCGCTAGCTAAGGAATTATCATCTATTGCTGAGAAACACCTTACAATCGCTGTCAAACCCGAAAAACAGGGCAACAAAGTTTCAGAGCGTCAGAGAGATAAGTTTATGGAGCTTATCAGTGTTGAGAACTATGAGGAAACTAGTCAAATAAGTGCGAAGTAGTGGGGAATTTGTTTGATTCTAAACCAGGAAAGGAAATGTCAAATGAGAGAAAATGATATTAGAACACTTCCAGATGGAAGTCATTTTTACTTTAAAGGATTTAAGTGGATTGCGTTGGACAATAACGTAGACGGTGGCGTTCTAGCAGTTATGGCATCCAGTTGGAACGGGGAAAGGTATCGTTTTGATGAGGACTATTGCAACAACTATGCAGAATCAAGTTTGCGCAAAAAGCTACGAGATGAACTACTTCCAGTACTGGGCGAGGACAATCTTATTCCTCATGAGATTGATTTAGTAGCTGATAATGGCGATGACGGTTACGGAAAGATTTCTGATAAAGTGTTTATCCTGAGCTGTGATGAATACAGAAAGTACCGCAAGCACGTTCCATTGATCCATGAATGGATGTGGACTTGCACGCCTTGGGGCGCCTCAACTACTACATATTTGAACAGTGCTCGTAGCGTGAGTGAAACTGGTTACTTGTACTCTGAAGAGGTGAATGAAATGGATGGAATTCTCCCTGCTTGTGTATTTAATCCAGAAAAAGTGAAAGTGGGGTACACAATTCCAACGGTTGAGGAGAGAAGTAATGATTAACGAACAAGTTTTACTGAGAAAGATCAATGAACAGTTAAGAGACATGCCGGAGGCGCGAAACAAAGTCAAACGCCTGATTTATTCTATGGATTGGGTAGATTCAATCAAGCTGCCAGAAGAGGGCTGCAACCATGATGAAAGTAAAGATGATTTCAGCCATGGTTATGTTGCTGGATATTATGATTGTATCAACAAAATCAAGAAGCTGAATGGCTTAGGATGAAAGCATGATTTAATTGTAAGAAGTGCTGTGGGGTTGGCTGCTGTAGCAGCTAACTTCCTTGAAATAAGTATCTAAGTGGGGAAGGAGAGAACACATGAAGATCTGGACAGAAAAAAAGCTTATTGAAGAAGGCTACGATATCCGAAACGCACAAATCAAAGGTGCGGAGCTGACAATGGAAAATCACGGTTGCATATCGTTTGATGTCGTTGTTGAAGGTGCAGGTTGGGGATGCGCTTTTGGCGGATATAGTCTCGGACACGGTTATCTGGGGGCGAAAGAATTTAGTGGCTATGGTCCGGGAATGGAATCCATTGCTAGAATAATGGATACAGTCGGAGTTACAAAGTTGAGTGATTTAGAGGGAAGATATATACGAACCGCAGTAACTGGAGATAGAAGATTAAAAATTATTGGAAATATAATCAATGATAAGTGGTTTGATATCAAATCATTCTTCGAGGATGCACAAGAAAATGATAATAAGGTATCAGAAGGGAGCAATAAATGAGTATTAAGCATATTATCTTATGCATTGAGTTTGTATTTCTTGCAGTTCAACTCATAATGGCTAGAGCTGCATACAAATCTCCGTTAAAGTACGGAGAAACTGCCAAAATTGTGAATATTTTAGCGCTTATCGTTATACTGCTGTGCAACATAGCAATCATAGTTTTAAATATTATGGGGTGAGGTGGCACGAATGTTCAAAATAATGAGCCAAAATAAATACGATAGCCTAATCAGGGAGAACACAGAACTTAAAAATGCAAAGGTAAATCTTGAAGATAAACTGGATCAGCTTAAAGCAGAAAAAGCTGTAAATAGCAAGTATAAATGTGGCGAATATTGTCGCGTTTGTGAGAATGGATACGAGATACCGAGCTATACCATAGGTCGTGATTATGGATGCTTGCTGAATACAGAATGCGAATCCTTTGTAAAACGTAAAGAATGAGAGGAGTTGAATATTATGCAAATAATTAAGATTGTTTTATGTGTGGTTATGCTTTTAGCTATGCTTCTGCACTACATAGGACCCAAAAGGACTAGAGCATCATTTGGAGCATTGTGGATTATCTCACTGATACTTTTGTGGGCTTTGATTCTTTTATAACGTTATTGTTTTTATAGGAACGAGTTGTAAAAAACCAAAAGAGAAAATACAGATACTCACATGTTGGCAGGAGAGATTATGATAAACGGTGAATTAGTGGTAGACAACTTTGCAGGTGGTGGCGGAGCTTCAACAGGAATAGAGATGGCAACAGGGGTAAGTGTTGATATTGCAATCAACCATGATCCAGAAGCTATCAGAATGCATCGAACTAACCATCCAACTACAAAACATTATTGTGAGGACGTTTGGCAGGTAGATCCAGTAAAGGCTTGCGACGGACACCCAGTCGGGCTTGCATGGTTTTCGCCAGATTGCTTTGCAAAAGGAACTTTGGTTCTAACGGAAACTGGATATCAGCCGATAGAAACCTTGCGAGTTGGTGACAAGGTACTGACGCACAACGGATCATGGAAACCCATTACTGCAACTATGATGTCTCACAAAAAAGCGGTGAGAATCGTAGGGTACGGTAATGTTGGAATGCTCTGTAGTGAGGATCATCCATTTTTAATCAAAAATTGTCCTCATTTATGGAATAACCAAGTTAGGCAGTACAAAAGAGTCCACAATGATATGCAATGGGTCAGAGCAAAGGATATCCAAGGGGATATGTACTGGGCATCCAGAATAAGCGTAGATCCTATGCCTATCCCACAGCCGGAAAAGCCGAATACGAAATCAGTTTTTCTGCCAGTGGATGAGAGATTGCTGTGGTTAGCTGGAAGATATGTGGGAGATGGTTGGACCAGATTAACGGATACTCGTGCGGAAATTACAATTGCTAGTGGGATGCAGGATGTGGAGTTTCTAAGAGAGAAACTAAACATGTGGTCACGTAAAGGAGTGCGATGCAAAGATGGTGAATTAAGTTGGTACTATCGCGATGTTCGTACAGGTGGACAATTCACTGCCAACAATCGAGCACTTGTTAAGTGGTTGAGAAGTAATTTTGGCCACTTAGCATTGCAAAAAACGATTCCGGCATGGCTATACGGCGCACCAGAGCCGTATAAGGAAGCATTTATGTCGGGCTATTTGAGCGCAGATGGCTGGACAAGTGGAAATAAGGTTGAGTGCACAACCATTTCCAAAAAGCTTGCCTATGGGCTTCGTACATTGGCGGTCACAATGGGGTACTCGCCCACTATCTACACGAATCATCAGGGAGACAAGATTGAAGGCAGAACTGTAAAAACTCATGATATTTATATCGTGAAGTGGAAGATAGCCATTGACGACAAACATGCACAAACATTTACGGAAGATGGATATTTGTGGACGGCTGTTAAAAAAGTTGAGAAGACAGGTACAGTCGAAACCTTTTACAATATCAGTGTGGAAGACGATGAAACTTACATTGCTGAAAGTATCGTTGTACATAACTGCAAACATTTCAGCAAGGCTAAAGGCGGAAAGCCGAAGGATAAATTCATCCGCGGCCTTGCTTGGGTGGCTTGCAGGTGGGCTGGACTAGTTAGACCTAGAGTGATAATGCTTGAGAATGTCGAGGAATTTAAAACATGGGGGCCGCTTAATAGACGGCATCACCCTATAAAATCAAGGTCAGGAGAAACGTTCAAACGTTTTATCAAGCAACTTACAGATTTAGGATATACTGTAGAGTTTCGTGAACTAGTCGCAGCTGATTACGGTGCGCCTACAATGCGTAAAAGATTCTTCTTAATTGCCAGATGCGATAATAAGCCAATATTATGGCCTGAGCCTACACATGCTCCATTAGATAGTGAAGCGGTTAAAAAGGGTATTTTAAAGCCATATGTAGGGGCATACACACAATTAGACTTTTCAATTCCATGTCCAAGCATTTTTGACACATCGGAAGAGATTAAAAAGAAGTATGGTGTTCGTGCAGTCAGACCATTAGCTCCAAAAACAATGCAGCGGATTGCGCGAGGCATTCAGAAATTTGTTGTTGATAATGCTGATCCATTCATTGTTGAAATCGGATATGGTGAATCTAAAAATCAAAAAAGCCCAAGAGCATACAGTGTAGAAAAGCCTTTGCATACTATTGTTGCAAAGGACAAGAATTTCCTGGTAGCTCCGATCTTGGTTCAGTATCATTCATATGAAAATGACAGTATTCGTGGTCAGGGCATCAGTAAACCAATAATGACTGTAGATAGTTCAAACAGATATGGACTTGTAACATCTTTCTTGAGCAAATTCTACAAGACTGGTATCGGGCAGGATGAGCGAGAGCCACTACATACTGTAACAACGTCAGCTGGTCATTTTGGGGAGGTCAGAGCTTTCTTGATTAAATATTATGGCAGCAATGATGGTCAAAATATTAAACAGCCCCTAGACACCGTAACAACACATGATAGATTTGGGCTTGTTACAATCAAAGGCGTAGATTACCAAATCGTAGACATAGGGCTTCGCATGTTAGAACCGCGTGAGTTATATGGATGTCAGGGGTTTCCCGATGATTATATCATCGACCATGATTACTCTGGCAAGTCATATCCTCGGTCAGAGCAAGTTAAAAGGTGTGGAAATGCGGTGTGTCCGCCAATTCCTGCAGCACTGGTAAGAGCAAATCTCCCGGAGATGTGTTTGCGACAGAGAATGCCAAACATGAAGGTTAGAGAAGAAGAAACTGGACAATTTAAATTCGCATAAGGAGATAGCATGACAAATAGAGAAAAGTATTCAGAAGAAATAATGAAAATTCTATTCAAAACAGGAATGCATCCAGCTCTAATAAATGAGCAAATAGTCGAGTGTCACAAAGAATGCAGGCATTGTAAATTCGCTCATACAAAATATTCTTGTGACGAAGCTTTTACGCATTGGGCTGAAAGTCCTTGCGAGCCAGGAAAGATTGATTGGAACAAGGTTCCTGTAGATACTAAAATTTTAGTAAGAGATTCTATGAATGGTCGCTGGATCAAAGCTCACTTTGCCACAGCACAAGGCAATCTTGTAACTGTTTTTAGTTTGGGTAGAAGCAGTTGGACAGCAATGGATGCAAATACTTTTTCCACATATCGTTTTGCCGACATTCCGGATCAAGAAGAAAGGAGAAAATATTTAAAAGATGAATAAGTACAATGAACGCGTCAAGGAGTCTATTGATTATTTTAACCATGAATTGGAATGTAGAAAGCACCAAGTTAGTGATAGCAGTTTTCTAACAACTTTGCAGCTTGCGAAAGAAAAAAATGCTTACGAAACAGCAGTAGAATGCTTAAAGGAGCAGCTTTCTCAGCCGCCAGTTAAAGCAATTCACAAGTCTGTCGTCCATGAAAACAGAGGCGATCAACCGCACACATGGAGAAAAATCGAGTGTGAGGTGTGGGAATGCCCGTGCTGTGGAAACACAGTATGGAGCAACATAAGCATTGCGAAGAAATTGTCATATTGCTCAGATTGTGGGCAGAAGATTGACTGGGAGGAGGCCAAATAATAGAAAGAAAATGAGTGAACAAATAAGAATTACCGTGGATTTAGATGAGGCGATTTACGCATTGAAGGGACTCAGCAAAGCAGAAGAGGAAATTGCAATCAAATTTCAAAATTGTGGGCTACAAGACGAGGCAATGGAACATTTTAGAAATGAACGCGCACTTAAAACGGCTATCAAGACAATTAAGGAACAGATGTCGGTGATCTGCTTTAGTGCATAAGGAGGAATGAGAAAACGGCTGAACAAATTAAATTTGAGTTGGATTCCGATGAGACATTTGACATTTTGAAGGATATCGGAGAGGCAGAAAACGAGCTGGGAAAGCAGTGTTGGAAAGATGGATTAAAAGCGCAAGCGATTGAGTATTTTAAGCATAAGGCTACATGCGAAATTGCGATTAAAGCAATCAAAAAACAAATTCCAATAAAGCCAATCAAGATCACAGCAAATGGAATTTACAAATGCAAATCTTGCAGTTATCTCATTGCGTGCGTCCCAAACGCAACAAAATATTGTGATCAGTGCGGACAGAGACTCTACTGGGAGGAGAAGTAGGCGTGAATATGGAATTAAAAGTAGTGCAGCGGCCTCGCTCTTGCTACGTTAAACATGGATTACAAAAGAAAGCAGCAATGTTTCACCAGTGAGAAAACGTAAGTTACCCAGTAAGAGAGGAGGAAGAAAATGAGACTGATTGATGCAGACGCATTAAAAGAAAGAATCGGAAAGATTTGTGACGAGAGCAAGGAAGGATATGAGTGTTCGGATTTTGTACAATCCAATATGGTAATGATGGCGGAGGGTTTAAAGAATGCGCTATTTACAGAAATTGATAACGAACCCACAGCACAGACATGGGTGACATGTGAAGAGAGATTGCCAGAAATGAAGAAAGCAGCTGCTAAAAATTCATTTTCCATTGAGTATGATTCAGACCCAGTTATCGTACAAACAAAGAGAGAAGAAATTTTCCTAGCGATTTGTAGAAAGACAGAATATACAGACAGCATGTGGAAAACTACGATTGGTTGGTATACATTCGGAACAAACGGCAGAAAGATGAAAGTAATGAGTAAGGTTGTGACGTGGATGCCAAAACCAGAAGCATGGAAACCAAATTTCGAACAGTCGGAAGGGAAAGAGAATGCGACTAATTGATTTAGCAAACGTAAATAATACGAGAAAGGAATAACGAATGCCTGGTAAACCAGGTTGGTGCGCAGTGACTTGTGGTGGCGTATCAGAAAATTTAAACACCGTGGCTGAAAAGGTGTGCAGTGGAAACGCTGCACACGCAATTGATAGCAAACGAATTATGATCCACGATACATGCATTTGTAGCGTGGTGTTATGCAAAAATACAAAGTGTGCTGGTTATCAGCAGGAATCTCTAGTTTTGTTGCTGGATATTTGGAAAAGGATGTTGACGAATGGATATATATAGATATCGCTGATCAGCACCCAGACAGTCTGAGATTTATACACGATGTAGAAAAAATAATTGGAAAGAAAGTAACAATTTTAAAATCTTCCGAGTTTAACTGTGTGGAAGATGTAGCCAGAAAATTCAGGTTTATAAATTCTAAGCAAGGAGCACCTTGTACAGGAATGTTAAAGAAAGCAGTTCGTAAAAAGTGGGAAAATGAGCACTTACAATACCAATTAACGTATGTATGGGGAATGGACTTGAACGAAAAACATAGAGCTAGGCAAATGGTACAAAATTTTCCTGAATTTAAGCATAAATTTCCACTTATTAGGGAGAAAATGTCCAAGCAAGATTGCCATGCTTTTGCTGATCGCTTGGGTATAAAGCGCCCTGTAATGTACGATATGGGCTACAATAACAATAACTGTATTGGCTGCGTAAAAGGCGGCATGGGCTATTGGAACAAGATCAGAAAAGATTTTCCAGAGGTGTTTGCAGCACGTGCGAAGCTTGAACGAGACATCGGACACAGTTGCATCAATGGTGTATTCCTGGACGAATTGGACCCGAACAGAGGAAGAATGAGCGAAGAAATAATGCAGGATTGCGGAATCATGTGTTATCTGGCATTTAACGAATCAGAAAGGAATGGCGAGAATGACAAGGAAAGAATTGATAGCAAAAGTCAAAAGCAAGCCGTATGAAGAAAACGTAATAAATACGATTAAAGCATTACACGGACTAGGCTATGAAGAAGCAGCAAGAACCATGCAGGAATTATACACTGATGCAAAGGCACTGACTGTTACTGCAAAAGCATCTGGAAAGTACTCAGATGATCCAGAACTTGACGAGGCGTTAAGTGATTATGCTTCGATGAGAACAAAGATAAAGAAACCGCTGACTTCAAAAGCTCTTGAAAGAGCAATGATCAAGCTTGAGTTTTTGTCTCATGGAGATAAGGACTTAAAGATTCAGCTGCTTAATCAGTCCACTGATAACTGTTGGATAGGCATTTTCCCGTTAAGGGCAGAAAAAACATTCGAAAGAAAGCTACAAAATCCACAGCGTTCACAGTTTGATGCCATTTTAGGCAGTATATCCGATGACTGAGAATGATGCAAAAAAAATAATGCTAGTGATGACTGTAGCATATCCAAACTATAAAGTCGCAGATATTGATGCTACCGCTCAAATTTGGGCTAGGCTACTATCAGACTACACGTATGCACAGGTTGACGCAGCACTGAGAGCCTATATTCTCACTGAGAGTAAAGGATTCGCCCCAACAATAGGGCAAATTGTTGAAAAAATAGCATTATTAAACCAACCAGAAATTCCAACAGGTTTGGAAGCATGGGCTATGGTTCGCACTGCTGCTTCCAATAGTACATATCATGCAGAAGAGGAATTTGAAAAACTGCCATCATGTGTTCAAAGAGCTGTTGGAAGTCCTGGCAATCTGGAAAAATGGGCTAAAACAGAACAAACAGATCTTGAAACAGTGGTCCAGAGTAACTTTTTAAGAACGTATGCAACAGTTTTGACGAAGCAAAAAGAAATTCAAAAGATTCAAGGAATCAGCTCAACTGGCAAGCAACCTTGCTTGCCAGAGTTTGAAATAAGTATATAGGAAGGAGTGCGCAGATGACACGAGCACAAAGGAGACGGGCTGAAAGAGAAGCAAAAAAAGGAAACAAAGTCGTAGAACAGCGAATCACAGGTGTGGAACAAAGCATAAGAATTGCTTTGTTAAAAGAAAATATTGCACGAGACGTTGATCGCAAGCTTTATGACAAATACTACCAAAAGGCAAATAAAGACGCTGTGGACAACATATACAGCATCATATTAACATCATTTGGACTTGCTTTGGCAGATACTTGTCCTAATTGGAAAGCCGAGGCAATCGCCAAACGAATACAGAAAACAATGGACTACGTTGAAAAATTCTCGAAGGAATACGACGGAGACATTGAACGTTTTATGAAAGAACTTGAAGATAGAACCGGATTCTCATTTGAGATAGATTCTGTAAGTGGAAAGGATGAATAATATGGATTTTTTAATTGGTTTAATAGCAGGACTATTATTCGGCGGAATTACTGGTGTGCTTGCAGTTGCTTTGTGTGCTGCATCAAGCGCAAATGAAACCGATGACGAAGGAAAGAGGGGAAACGATGAGAATTAAGCATTTAAAGTTAGATAATTTTTGCAGTTTTTACAACGGAAAAGTTGTAGACACAGATTTATACAATAAGACAGAGGTATCTGGATGTAATGAATCTGGAAAAAGCACAGTTAAGAGAGCTATTTTTTGGGTACTGAATTGCAGGGGTGAGAACGGCGAAGAAATTACTGGAATCAGGCCACACGATAAATCAGGTAACGAGATTAACGATATTGAGGTTACAGTCGAGATGACCGTAGAACTTAACGGTTCCAGCAAGACATTTAAAAAGGTCTCTCGTCAGAACTACAATAAAAAAGGTGACTTCATAGGTAATGTTATTGACTATTATATCAATAATATCCCTAAAAAGAAGTGCGACTATGAAGAATTTATTGCAGAAAAATTGGTTCCTGTGAGCGAACTTTCGAACTTGATCAACGCTAAAACACTCTTGTCAAAAAGTGCTGCTGACTGCAGATCAATCTTGGAATCCACCTTTGGAACATGTTCCAATGCAGAGGTTTGTGAACGTTTTCCAGAGTTCTCCCCTCTTCTCCCACTGCTGGATGATGGCAGTGTTGATGAATTGAAGTCAAAATTTAACACTATGTTGAATGGCAGACGTGGAAGGAATGGTACTAAAGGACTGCTTGATATTCGCAAAGAGTTTCCAAGCCGCATTGATGAGGTGGAAAAGCAGAAAATTGTCATTGATGAAGGCTTGATAAACAGTCAAATTGCAGATATCGAAAGCAAAATCAAAGATAACCAGAGTAAACAAGCCGATGTGCAAAAGGCATTTGATGAGCAGCGTGCAATTCAGGCACAAATTTATAAGTTGAAGCAGGAGCAATTAAAGGCCGCTGATGACGCTAATGCTGAAAACAGGAAAAGAATTGCCGATTTAGATGCTCAGATTATGGCAGCAAAGGAAGAACTTTTCCTATCAAATAACAATTTAAACGCCAAGGAACATGAATTGTACCAGATTGACTCTGAAATTCGAGATCTTGAAACTAAGCGTTTGAAGCTTTCAAGTGACTGGAAAAGCAATAAAGATATGCAGTTTGATGAAAATTTGCTGATTTGCCCGTATTGCAAGCGTGAATACCCATCTGATCAGCAGGATGAAATGCGAAAGCATTTTGAAGAATCAAAGGAAGAAAAGTTGCAGGAAATCACAGACGATGGAATGAAATGTAAAGAAGTTATTGATGCTTTACGCGAAAAGTTCAATGCTGCAGATGCAGAGCTTTCTACCCTTCGTGAAGAATCCAATAAAAAGTCAAGAGTTGTCGATGATTTAGTTGCTCAGAAAAAAGTTATATCCACTGTACCTCCAGCAGAGCCAGACGAGACAGCAAAAACCAGATCTGCAGAAATTGCAAAGCTTGAAAGCCAATTAGAAGCAAATACTGCAAATGCAACGTTTGCACAGCTCAAGGCAGAAGAAAATAACCTTCAACATCAGTTATCTAGTCTAAAAGCAGAACTTGCAAAAACTGAAATTAACGTCAAGATTGACGCAAGGGTTGCAGAGCTTAACATCGAGCGCCGAAAGAATGAGCAGCTAATTGCAGATACGCAGGCACAACTCGACTTGTTGAAACGCTTCAATATCCGCAAGCATGAGCTTTTAGAAAGCAAGGTAAACGAGTATTTAGAGTACTGCCAGGTGAAATTTTTCAGACAGCTTGTGAATGGTGATCTGGAAGAAACGTGTGATTTCTGTGTAAACGGTGAACCATACGCTAGAAACCTTAATCACGGTGCAAAAATCTTAATCGAAATGGATGTCTGCAAAGCATTTCAAAAAAAATACGCTACTACCCTTCCTATCATCGTAGATGACTCGGAGTCTGTTGATGGCTGGAAAATACCAGATGTAGACAGGCAGCTTATTGTTCTAAAAAGAACTGATTCTAAGGAACTAACAATTAAGGAATCGTGATGTGATCCGTGAAATTACACAAACTTACCCAGTCTAAGCTTGATGATTACAAGCTTAGAAGTAATTTCACGGAGGACGAAGAGATAACATTCGACATGTTGTCTAAAGGCAAATCTATTAGCGAAATAGCAACCCGGTTATCTGTGTCGACTAGGACGGTTGACCGCAGGATTGCTGACATAAAATTAAAAATAAACCAACTATAAATAGTCCCCTGGTATTTATGATGCTAGGGGATTTTTACAACATTTTTTAACATTATTTTACTGTAAAGAAATGTCACACATATAACCTTAAAGATATTTTTTATAACTTTTTAGTTCTAACTATTGACTTTTTAGTTCTAATAATGTATCCTATAACCGAGAAAGAAAAAACATTATTTTACTGTAAAGAAATGTCAAATTAGGTTAAGAATTGTAAAATAATGTAATCACAAAGGAGGTTTCACCATGAAAGTAATATGCATTGCAAATCAAAAAGGCGGCATTGCAAAAACCACAACAGCCACTACACTTGCGTCAATTTTAATGTCGCAAGGCAAGAAGGTCTTACTGGTTGACGCTGATCCGCAGGGCAACAGCTCTGATACTTATAGAGCAGTGTCCAAAGATACGGCGACTCTCTACGATGTTATTTTAGACATTGAAGATCCGCTTCCAATCGCGGAAGCTATTCAAAAAACAGAAATAGGCGACATAGTTGCGTCCGATCCAGAGCTGAAAACAGCAGATCAAAGATTCCCAAGTGATGGGAATGAGTATTTTAGACTAAAAGACGCTCTTTCTGAATTAACTGGCTATGACTACGTTATTATTGATACAGCTCCGGCTGACAATAAGCTCCTAAAGAACTGTCTTATTGCTTCTGACAAGGTCATCATTCCTGTCACTGCAGACCGTTATGCCATTCAAGGTCTGTCAGAACTGAATAGAACTATCACGGGCGTAAAGAAAAGAAATAATCCTAACCTAGAGGTTGCAGGACTCTTGTTGGTGAAATATAAGAGCCGTCAACTTCTCGCTCAGGAAGTTAAAAATTCTTTGGAAGAAATCGCGAAGCAGCTCAATACGAAGGTCTTTTGCACAACTATTCGTGAAAGTATTGCCGTGCAAAAGGCACAGGCAACTAGAACAACTCTCATGAATTTTGAACCGAAGTGCAACGCTGCCATTGACTATGTACAGTTCGCAAAAGAACTAACTAAGGAGTAATTTGAGATGAGAAAGAAAGATAACACCACTACTACTTCTTTTGATGTGACAGCCGGCATTGATTTTACAGATACTGGCGAAACTGAAATTCCAAGCATCCAGCCGGTGGGAAAAAAATCGGTATTTGTCTCCGCTCCGGTTGATCCAAACAGAGTGTATACGCCTGGATATAATCCAACTCCGAAGATTGGTCCAAATGGTGGATATGTAGGCCGCAGAGAAGTCCCTGCAGCTGAGCGTAAGATTCAGTTCAGTGTATCGTGCACTGAATCACAAAAGGCAGCCTTTTCAGAAGCTGCTCGCAAGTCAGGCCGCACCCTAGCAGGATTTGCTTGCTTCGCCATTGAGGAATACATGCGGACACATGATCTATAATTCTTTACATTATTTGACATTTAAAAAAGGTTTAATAATGTAAAGAACCGTTAAATAAAGTAAAGAACTGCAGAAAGAAGGATATATATGAAGAAAGAATTTAATTTGCTTGATGAAAACTGGGTGCGTGTATTACTTCCAAATTATACTGTTAAAGAAATTTCACTCAAAGATGTTTTCACCCACAGTCATGAATACATGGATTTGGCAGGTGAAACAGATACTCAAAATGTCGCAATGATACGGCTGCTTCTTGCAATTGCTCATTCTGGATTTGCAAGATTCGACTCAAACGGTGATGAAATTCCACTTTCAAACAGGGATGAAGCAATCAGCCGTTGGAAAAGCTATTGGAATCTCGGTCATTTCCCAGAAGCGTTTTTAAAATATTTAGAGGAATACAGAGAACGTTTCTGGCTTTTTCATCCTGATGCTCCATTCTATCAGGCAAACGAAGCTAAAAAAGGAACTGCTTTTGGTGCTGCAAAGTTAAACGGAGAAATTTCTGAAAGCAACAACAAGGTACGAATTTTTGCAACAAGAAGCGGAGAAGCAAAAATGCAACTAACATATGCAGAAGCGGCTAGATGGCTTCTTTTTATCAACGGGTATGATGATGTTTCTGTAAAGCCGAGTAAAGCAGGCTTGCCGTCAATCAGTATTGGATGGTTGGGGCAAAATACTATTGTTTACGCAATCGGGCAAAATCTTTTTGAAACACTTATGATGAACCTAGTTCCTTTACAGAATGGTAATGGGAAATTGTGGCCTAAGCCTTGCCCGATATGGGAATGCTCACCGCGATCCGATGAGCGCAAAAAGATTGATTCACCTTCTAACCCAGCGGAATTATTCACGCACCAATCGCGTAGGATATTTCTCAAGCGTGAAAATGGGGTCATAACCGGATTTAATGCATTAGGTGGGGAGTTTTTTGATAAACAACGTGTTGTAGCTGAAACCATGGCACTTTACATTTTAAATAGTAACAGCGCTAAACCACTTCGCTTATTTAACGATGTTCCATTGTGGCAACTACTCGACAAGATACTTTACAGCAACCAAGACACTGTTACATGGTTGCACTTAATCGGAATTAGCAACGCAGGCTTTCAAACTTGTGGAATGATGTATGACTCTAAGGCAATGAAGTTTGTCGATGAATGTTCAAAAAGATTTACAGCAAATCTCGATCCTAACTTTGCAGATTA